TGTACAAATATAACAACTCGTAACTTAGGAAAGTTGGGTTGTCAAATTTAGGTAATTGATCTAAGAAATGTCTGGTTGTAGATTCTTCTCTTATTCTATTCTGTTGATTCCTTAGTATGTTCTGATCCCTTCCTATGACTAAGACTTTGGTATCTATACCCAAGTCCTTCGCATTTGTGCAAAACTGCACCACGTTTGGACACCATTTCGTCCCTTTACTTTCTATGCCAAGCGGGATACTAATCGAAGTAAAATAATATTGACTTTGCGACCAGTCGAATTTATGCAGTGTTTCTGGATTTCTCCAATATTCTGCAAAGGGTTCGCTAAAACGATGTGCTTCCCAATAATTGTCAAGCAGCGTTTTCCAACCGAAAACATCTTGGTGGAGTGATAAGATCTTTGACCATAGGTGGTTGCCCGACCCTTGAGGTCCCGTGAGCACGACAAGTGTTTTCTTCATACATAATAATCCCTACAGACTAATTATAACATAAATACCCTTGACTGTATATACAGTCAGACTTTAGGTATATACCGAATGTAACTGATGGCATCCCCTGTAATAAAGATAAGGCGTTCAGCAGTAGAAGGGAACGCACCAACCGCAGCACAATTAGAACTAGGTGAATTAGCTCTAAACACGTATGACGGAAAACTCTTCACAGAAATTAATGATGGCACCGTATCGATAGTAGAGATAGGTGGACATCTACAGCATTTAGCAGTAAGTGGAATATCAACATTTACAGGTAATATAGATGCAAATGGAGCACTTGATGTATCTGGCAATATTACTCTTGGAGGCACAGTAGACGGTAGAGACGTAGCATCTGATGGTACAAAATTAGATGGAATAGAGAGCAATGCGACTGCCGATCAGACAGCATCGGAAATTTTAACATTAATAAAAACAGTAGATGGTGCAGGTTCTGGATTAGATGCAGATACTTTAGATGGTGTTAGTTCAGGATCATTTGTAAGATCAGACGCTACTGATACAGTGTCGGGTGCACTTACATTTACAAATGACGCTACATTTACTGGAGATGTATATCTAACTGATGCTGGCACTGATAGTAGTGCAGGACCTATACTTGATTTCTATAGGAATAGTTCTTCTGCTGCTGATGCTGACTATATGGGACAGATAAAGTTCCAAGGTGAGAATGATGCAGATCAGAAGATAGTATACGCCAAGATAACAGGTAAAATACAAGATGCATCAGATGGAACTGAAGATGGTCTTATTGAATTTGCTAATAAGAAAGCTGGTTCAAATGTTATTACAGCAAGACTAAGATCTGATTCATTTCAATTATTAAATAGCACAAATCTTTCTGTTGCTGGTGACACTACACTTACAGGAGGTCTTGATGTAGACGGTCACACTGAGGTTGATAATCTAAAATCAGTTGGTATCGCTACATTTTCTAGTAATGCTATACATGCAAATGTATATTCAACTGGTATATCAACTATATCTGGATTCAGATTCCCTACATCTGACGGGGATGAAGACCAAGCCCTTGTTACAGACGGAAATGGTTCACTCTCATTCAAGACTTTATCAGGTGGTGGAGGTGGTGCTACAGGTGCTGCTACAACAATATCAGCAGGTATAACCACAGCAACTCAAGGACAAACAGTCTTCAGCACACCTCATCCACACAATGATGGCACAAACACATACAGCACCCAAGTCTTTGTAAACGGTGTAAAGCAAAGACCACAAGGAGCTGGTAATGCGACAAAAGACTATACAACATCAAGTAACTCTACAATTACATTTGAAGAGGGATTGAAAGTAGGTGATGAAGTTGTATCAACTGTTTATTTTGGACATACGATTGATGAGGAATATTTTACAGCGACACAGGGTCAAGTACTATTTCCTCTAAGTGGAAGTCTATCAGCCCAGAAAAACTTTAGAGTATTTGTCAATGGTATAAAACAAAGGAATGGATCTGACTATGGTGTTGCTGCACCAGTAAGTCTTGTTGTGCCATGTGCAGAGGGTGCACATGTAGAAATAGTTTGTGATAATGCAGAGGATGCATTCGTTGCCACAGATCAACAAACAAACTTTACTCCCACTTCAACTGATATTACCGAGGACAATATGCAAGTATATGTCAATGGTATTCAATTATTCAGTGGTATTGATTATTCAATAGGAAGTCCATCTGTAACATTTACTGATGCATCAGGTCTCACAGTAGGTGATGAGGTCGATGTATGTATCAGACGTACCGCATAAATAACAGAAATAGTGTATTAATATGGCAACCCCGACTACCAGACAAGAATTAATAGATTACGGAAAGAGACAGTTGGGTCACCCTGTTTTGGAGATCAACGTTGCTGATGAACAAATAGAAGATGCTGTAGATGATACTTTCACTCTATACAATGACCGTCATATGGATGGTGTAGAGTTGATGTATTTGAAGTATAAGGTGACACAAGAATTCGTTGATAGAATAAAGGCAAGAAGAGATGATGTTGCTACAGGTATCACAACTACCACAGGTACAACAACCATAACTGGTATTGGTTCAACTACACATACATTTGAAGAGAATCAAAACTATATTCAAGTGCCTGACACTGTGATAGGAATTGAAAGAGTTTTCAAATTAGATAATCGTGTAATAAGCACAAACATGTTCAATGTCAACTATCAGTTGTTCTTGAATGAAATATATTATTTTAGTTCTATGGAACTATTACAGTATACACAGATCAAAAGATACTTAGAAGATATTGATTTTATATTACATCCAGATAAACAAATAAGATTCAATAGAAGACAAAGTAGATTATATCTTGACGTTGATGCAGCATCTATGCAGATAGGTGATTATCTTCTTATCAAGTGTTATAGGATATTAGATCCAAATGATTTTCCAAAAATATATGGAGACAGATTTGTTAAAAAATATTTTACAGCAAAACTAAAGAAACAGTGGGGTCAAAACCTTATCAAATTCCAAGGTGTAAAATTACCAGGTGGTGTAGAACTAAATGGTAGACAAATATATGAAGATGGTGTGTCAGAAATAAATGATATAGAGAGCAAGATGAACAATGAATACGAATTACCTCCACTTGATCTTATTGGATAATGGCACTAAACCCCTTCTTCTTACAAGGCAGTCAAGGTGAGCAAAGACTCTTACAAGATCTTGCAAACGAGACTATACAAATACATGGCATAGAGTTTATCTATATGCCACGTATCTTTGTCAATACAAAAACTGTTTTGAGAGAGGTAACAACATCAAAGTTTGACAAAGCATTCCCTATAGAGGGTTACATAAAATCTTATGAAGGATTTGATTCTGGATATAATTTATTAACAAAATTTGGTGTAAGATCAACAGCCAACATGGAAGTGTTGATATCACAGGAGAGATATAAAGAATATATTCTACCACTACTCAGAGGTGTTACAGGACTCTCTAATGATCCTGAGAGACCACTAGAAGGTGATCTAATATATTTTCCACTAAGAGATATATTATTTGAAATCAAATATGTAGATGATGTTGTTGACTTTTATCAACTTAGAAAGAATTACACATATCAATTGACTCTCGAACCATTCGAGTATGGAGAAGAAGAAATCAACACTGGATTAGATGTTGTTGACGATGACTTCAGAACTGCTGGTTACAATGTCACTATGACATTGGTTGCTGCAGGTACAACTGCTACAGCAACTTCTGCATTAGCATCTGGAAGTATTCATAAGATAGATGTTGTGTCTGGTGGTACAGGATATTCAAATGCACCGACCATACAAATATCAGGACCTATAGGAGTTGGTAGGACAGCAACTGCTGTTGCTATCACTACATCTCATGGTACAAGTAATTTCAGAACTTTATCAGTATCATCTATCAAAATGGTGGACGTAGGTTTTGGTTATACTACCATACCTACAGTACAATTCTTGACAGATGATGGTCAAGGATCAGGGGCAGTGGGTGCTGCAGGTATAGCTACAACAGGAAGTGTTGGTGAAATTACTCTTCAGAATGCTGGATCTCAATACTCTCAAAATCCTCCAGTTACATTCTCTGCTGCACCTGCAGGTGGTACAACTGCAATTGGTACAGCGTTTATCAATACAACAACAAAACAAGTATCAAGAATCGAAATATCAAATTCTGGATTTGGATACACAGTAGCACCTACAATCACAATTGGTGCTGCATCTACAATCGGATTCGGTACATACCATTATGGTGATATAATTACAGGTCAGTCATCTCTAACCACTGCATTTGTTACTGACTGGAATGTTACAACTGGCAAATTACTTGCTCGTAATCTTTCTGATTCTTTCTCTGTTGGTGAAACAATCACAAATACAGACGGTGCTGCATATGTTCTAAATAGCATCAATTATGACGATGACGACGTTGTAAACTCTGGTGATGAGATTCAAAACTTCTCTGACACATCTATTCTAGACTTTACAGAGATCAACCCATTCGGTGAAGTATAATGTTAGGCAATTTTTTCTACAATGAGACTATAAGAAAGTCTGTAATAGCATTTGGAACGTTATTCAATAATATCAAAATCAAAAAATTTGCTGCTGATGGTAAATCAATAAGCACTGTCAAGGTTCCTATTGCTTACGGACCTATGCAAAGATTCTTAGCACGAGTCGAGCAACAAGCAAACTTTGATGATAATGTTGCTATATCATTGCCTAGATTATCGTTTGAATTACAATCATATACTTACGACCCAACAAGAAAGGCATCACCTATTCAAAAGTTTTTCTTCAAAACACCTACTGACAAAACTAAAGTCAAGAAAATGTTTCTTCCTGTGCCATACGATATAGGGTTCAGATTGAGTTTTGCATGTAAGTTGCAAGATGACGCACTTCAAATTATAGAACAGATATTACCTTTCTTCCAACCCTCATATCAAGTGACAGTCAACATGCTTGAGGGTGCAGATGAGAAAAGAGACATACCCTTTACTCTTAGAAATGTATCATTTGTAGATGAATATGAAGGAGATTTTTCAACTCGTAGATTTATACAATATGATCTTGATTTTGTTTGTAAAACATATTTCTATCAAGAGGTTCCAACTGACGAAT